TATCAACAGACGCAGGTTCTCAAACAATTACTAATGTTTACAATTCAGTTTCGGTTACTTCAAATGATTTAACACCAACACCACCAAAAATAGAAACTAATAAGTCTGATATCATAGAACTAAAAGATTTCGAAGAAGATATAAAAGAAGATACATCTAAATCTTTTGGTGATGTAGATAAAAAATCTGATATTTCTAAATCAGAAGATAAAGCACAAAAACAAGAAGAGGCTTTAATTAACGAAGATGTATCTGTACAAGAAGATAGTAACGCAATTGTACAAACTGATATGTCAGTTAGTGAAACAGACTCTATAATTGAAACAAAATCAGTAGAAGAAAAAACATTAGATACGGCAGCTGTAGAAGCAGAAGTTGATACATCTTATTATGATACATGGGAAGAAGATTTAAAAGAATGGGATATTATAGATGAGAACAATGAGATATCAGTATGGGACGCTGATGGCGAAAAGAAAATGGATTGGGATGACGCCAAAAAAATGTATGCAGAAATGGACCAAGCATACTTTGACGCTATAGGTTGTTCAGACTGTACATGGGATAATATTGATTGGGATAATGTAAATTGGGACGAGGTAGATTGGGACGCTTATGATGAGGCGTATAACGAAACACTAGAAAAGTATGGTCTATCATCTTGGAATGTAGAAGTAGAAACTGCTGATGTAGTTGAAGAAACAAAAGAAGAAACCGAGGCTGATGTTTCTGATGGTTATACATGGGAAGATTTTTATATGGATGACGCCTATTATAGTAATGCAGAATACATTAACAACGGTGGTCCTCCTACATTAACACAAGCAAACTATTGTGATTACAATGGTTACGACCCCTCTTGGTGTAACCAAGAGTACCTTGATTACTTAAACGAATGGTATAAAGATGACTGGACTTTAAAAGTTATTGAAACTTCTTGGACTAAAAAGTCTAAAGAAATATTTGCTAAATTATATGGTTGGTGTGGAACTTATCCTAATTGGGAAATGTGTCCTGACCAACCTAAACCATGGAAGATAAAAGATTTAAAAGACAAGTACATTGCAGATTGGACTTGGGACGATTGGGATATCTATTGGCAAAAAGTAAATGATTGGTGGTATTCTGGTTGGGAAGATGAACAAGCGGAAGATAATTGGGAAGACGAATATACTTATGAAGATGATTACGACATAGACGCAGAATTAGAACAATGGTTAGCAGACATAGACAACCAATGGGATTGTGAATGGTATGGTTACTATTGGGATAAAGCAAACTCAGCTTGTGGTACAGAATGGGTTGATAACTCGGAAGTAGAAACAGTTGTAACTGCTAGTGGTGAAGAATTAAATTATTCTACTGGTGATATTACACAAACTATTACAACATCAAACGAACTTACAGGTTCATCTTCTGAAACAAGAACAGGAAGATACTCAACATTAAATAATGAGTTTGACGCAACAGCGTCCACTTCCGGTGATTACACAATTATAAATAGGTATAATGACAATCATAGGTCTTATATAAAAACTGAAACTGCTAACGAAGCAGATGTACAGATTTTACAAGACAAAGAAGCTCAGCACCTTGATGTTGGCAATAGTGCCAGCCAAAACAATATAACAATCATACAAACGGACTAAATATGGATTACGGAACTATTTTTTTAATTTTAACAGTTGCTTGTTGCATTTACGGATGGATAGCAGCTTACAGGTGGGTAGATAGAACTTTCTAATGGCAGATAACTCAATGATAACAGACCTCAAAGTAGAACTAGAGGGTATCAAACAAAATTTAAATACCGTGGATACTATCCATGGCAGACTAGATAACGCTATTGTACAACTTACGACAGTTGCTACAGATGTTAAATCAATGCTAGCTGTACACGAAGAAAAATTACACCGTGCAGAAAAAGTTGATGACCTTATTTTTCAAAAATTTAGAGACAAACAAGAAGAAATGGACAAAATCTATACAGACCTAAAAAGAGACGCTGAGGTACAAGAACAAAGAATAATGAATGAATTGAAAGCACTACACATTTCGGTAAATAGGTTAAAAGATGATACTGCCAAGGTCATGGAAATGAACACCAATAGAATATCAGTATTGGAACAGTATAAATGGTTCATTATGGGTGGTGCAATAGTAATTGGTTGGATTATATCAGGAAACTTTGAATTCCTGGTCAAAATGATGAGCTAACCAGACTGGTCGCTTTCGTTAGAAAAATAGCGCCGGAAGAGCGGAGGCTTTTTTTTAGTCGGAACCTTTTTTTCGGAAACGCTTGACTTTTAGTTTCTTTTAGTGTATTATAGATACTATACTAATTGAGAATGTGCTAAATGTCAAATTATATAGATTTAAAATTCATAAACCTGTTATCCACAAGGCTAGATAAGTTTAAACAAAAAACTGACTACCTTTTTAACTTTAGATGTCCACATTGTGGCGATTCGACAAAGAATAAGTCTAAAGCTAGAGGATACATGTATCGAGTAAAAAACGATATGTTCTTCAAATGCCATAATTGTGGCATGGGACAATCGCTCGGTAATTTTATCAAATTTCTTGATTCAAAATTATATAGTGAGTATCTATTAGAGAGATACAAAGGCTCAGCACCTGCTACGCCAAAGCCTCTTAAACAATTTGACTTTAAACCAAAGTTTGAACAAACAAACATACTAGAAGGCCTAAAGAAAATTAGTGAATTAGATTTAAAACATCCTGCTAGGCAGTATGTTGAGAAAAGGTTGATTCCTCCCCAATATTATGATATACTATATTATTGTAATAAGTTTCACACTTATGCGAATAAGATAAAGCCTGATACATTTCCTTTGCAATATGACCATCCAAGATTGGTTATACCATTTTATGATGTATCAGGCAACCTTTTTGCCTTTCAAGGCAGAGCATTCGGGAAAGAACAACCAAAATATATTACAATAAAGCTTGACGAAAACAAACAAAAGATATATGGTTTAGAAAGAATCAATTATCAACAAGAAATTTTTGTTGTTGAAGGACCTATTGATAGTTTGTTTATAGATAATAGTATAGCAGCCGCTGGTGCTGATTTGAAAAGTTTGAGAACTGATATCAATAATGTAACTTACATCTTTGATAACGAACCTAGAAATAAAGAAATTGTCAAAAGAATGTATGAGGCAGTTGAAAGAGATTACAAGATAGTAATATGGCCAGACACGATAACGCAGAAAGATATAAACGAGATAATACAATCAGGAGTAAGTAAAGATGAACTACAAACTATTATAAGTACCAACACCTTCTCCAAGTTGGAAGCACTCACACGACTAAACGCATATAAAAGAATTTAAGGAAAGTAGATAATCAATGAATACACAAGCAATCACAAATGTAAAGAAAAGAAACGGAAGAGGGACAGAACCTTTAAACATAGATAAAATTCACGAAATGGTCGAATATGCAACAGAAGATATTACAGGTGTTTCCTCATCACAGGTAGAAATGAATAGTGGATTGCAATTTTATGATGGTATTACTACAGACGAAATTCAACAAATATTAATTAAGTCAGCTTCTGATTTAATAAATTTAGAAACACCAAACTATCAATTCGTAGCAGCTAGATTATTATTGTTTAGTTTGAGAAAACAAATATTTCATAGAATGTGGGACCATCCACATTTTTACAAACATGTCCAAAAATGTGTAGATTTAGGAGTTTACGATAAAGCTATTTTAGATTTATACGAACAAAAAGATTTTGACCGTATGGAAAATTGGATTAATCACGAAAGAGATTATGATTTTACATATGCTGGGTTAAGACAAGTTATGGACAAGTATCTTGTACAAGATAGAAGTAGTGGTGAAATCTATGAAACACCTCAATTCATGTATATGATGATAGCAGCTACTATTTTTGCAAAATACCCAAAAGAAAAAAGGATGAGTTATGTTAAAAAATATTATGACGCAACTTCAAAATTTAAAATCAATATCCCTACGCCTGTTATGGCTGGTGTACGAACTCCTGTTAAACAGTATGCGAGTTGTGTATTGGTTGATATTGATGATACTTTGCCTAGTATCTTTAGTGGTGATATGGCTATTGGCCGTTACATTGCCCAAAGAGCTGGTATCGGTATCAACGCAGGTAGAATTAGAGGAATCAATGCAAAAATCCGAGGAGGAGAAGTACAACATACCGGAGTTATACCGTTCCTTAAAAAATTTGAAGCAACTGTTAAATGCTGTACTCAAAACGGAGTACGAGGCGGTAGTGCAACTGTTCACTTCCCCATTTGGCACCAAGAAATAGAAGATATTTTAGTTTTAAAAAACAATAAAGGTACAGAAGATAATAGAGTTAGAAAATTAGATTATTCGATTCAAATTAGTAAACTATTCTATGAAAGATTTATTAATGATGAAGATATTACTTTATTTTCTCCTCACGAAGTACCTGAATTGTATGAAGCATTTGGTACACCAGAGTTTGATGAGATTTACTTGACTACTGAAAGAAAGACTAGTGTTAATAAAAAGAAAGTATCAGCACAATCTTTGTTTATGGCAATGTTAAAGGAAAGAGCAGAAACAGGTCGTATCTATATTCAAAATATAGACCATAGTAATACACACTCCAGTTTCAAAGACAAAGTATCAATGTCTAATTTATGTCAGGAAATCACTCTCCCAACCACTCCAATTCAACATATTGATGGTGATGGTGAGATTGCTCTATGTATTCTATCTGCTATCAATGTGGGTACGATTAAAGACATAGAAGAATTAGAGAACCTTTGTGATTTATCAGTAAGAGCTCTTGATGAGATTATAGACCATCAAGAATATCCAGTTAAGGCTGCTGAAGTATCTACAAAGGCAAGAAGAAGTTTAGGTATCGGTTATATTGGTCTTGCACATTACCTAGCAAAACTAGGCTATTCATATGAACAAAAAATGGCATGGAGAGAAGTAGATAAACTTACAGAATCTTTCCAATACTATTTGTTGAAGTCTAGTGTAGAACTTGCTAAAGAAAAAGGTAAATGTACATACTTTGACCGTACAAAATATTCGGATGGGATATTACCCATTGACACCTACAAAAAAGAGGTAGATGAGATTGTAAATCGTAAGCTATCTATGCCGTGGGATAAATTAAAAAGTGATATCAAAGAGTTTGGGCTGCGACATAGCACATTATCAGCTCAAATGCCATCCGAATCTTCTAGTGTGGTTTCAAATGCTACCAACGGCATTGAACCACCTAGAGATTATTTAAGTATTAAGAAAAGTAAAAAAGGTCCATTGAAACAAATTGTTCCAGATTATAAGAGATTGAAAAATAATTATACTTTATTATGGGATATGAAAGACAATAATGGATATATAAACATAGTTTCTGTTATGCAGAAGTATTTTGACCAAGGTATTAGTGGTAATTGGTCGTACAATCCTGAACACTTTGAAGATAATCAAGTACCATTATCAGTAATGGCTCAAGATTTATTAAACACTTATAAATTGGGTTGGAAGACTTCTTATTATCAGAATACATACGATAGCAAAAAGGATGTTGATGAACCATCACATTCTATTGGTTGGAAAGACGAACAAGAACCAGCTTTGCAAAATCCTGCTAGTGAGCATTATAATAGTCAAATGCCATTAGAAGATGAGGAGAATTGCGATAGCTGTTCAATATAGAAAGGTAGCCTATGGCATTTTTGTGTGTCAATACACCTCATGTAGAGGTCAAGGTCAAGAAGGAGTATTTGTATGATTTTCAACATGGGCATGGCGAGTATGTTGACGGAGTATGGGTTACGGCAAAATCAGTCCAAGGTCGTGCCTTATATTTTGAAACCTATTTGCCTGAATATGGCGCTTTGTATGATAAGCTTCCTATTAGTGCATTTTGTTGGAAAGATGTAAAGGAAGATGTACCTTTAACAGAATTACAGTTATGGGATTGTTTTAGCTATGACATTACCATAATTGAAAAACAGTTGTTATCAGGAAATCAATGTAAGTACATGTCGCCATCTAAAAAATGGTATCATGGCCATTATATGTTTAGTATAGACAACTGTAATAGTACGAATTTAGAAAGAAATGTAACTTATAGTGAAATACCAAGTCAACATAAGTCTTTCAATATAATTAAGTTAGAGAACGGTTACTTTGCCGCTCAACCTAACAATAGAGTTTTATTCTACGACAAGTCTTTGACGCCAGGTAAATTGAAATTTCCTGACTTCAAGGTGTCCACCGTAGAGTTTAGTGTAGAAGGAGATAATAAGTGGACAGCAGGAGATGATGACAAATATTTTTACGAATTAAAGGAAAGAGAAGATTAATGGCAATTAGCGTTTTTAATAAAGATAAAGATTTAGATTTCACAAAACAACCTATGTTTTTTGGTGAAGATTTACAAGTACAAAGATATGATAATATGAAGTATCCTATTTTTGATAAACTTACTCAACAAATGTTAGGTTTCTTTTGGAGACCAGAGGAGGTGTCCTTACAGAAAGATAGAAATGATTATCTATCTTTGAGACCTGAACAAAAGAATATCTTTACATCTAATCTAAAGTATCAAACTATGTTAGATAGTGTACAAGGTAGAGGTCCATGTTTGGCATTTTTACCTTTCTGTTCACTACCTGAATTAGAAGGCGCTATTGTAACATGGGACTTTTCAGAAACAATCCATAGTAGAAGTTATACATACATTATTAAAAACTTATATTCAGACCCAGCAGAAATATTTGATACAATTATCAAAGATGAAAAGATTGAAAAGAGAAGTGAATCGGTTACTAAATGTTATGATGACCTTATCAATATGGGTTATAAAAGTTTAATTGACCCTAGTAAAGTTGATATGTACGAACTTAAAAAGAAAATGTACCTTGCAATGGTAACTGTAAACATACTAGAAGGATTAAGATTCTATGTATCATTTGCTTGTTCGTTTGCATTTGGTGAATTAAAACTACTAGAGGGTAGTGCTAAGATTATTTCTTTCATAGCAAGAGACGAGAGTCAACACCTTGCAATCTCTCAAAGAATTATTAATAACTGGAGAGACCATGAGAATGACAAAGACTTTACAAAGATTATAAAAGAAACTGAAAAAGAAGTTTATAAAATGTATGATGACGCTGTAAAGGAGGAAAAAAGGTGGGCAACTTATCTATTTTCACAAGGAAGTATGATTGGATTATCAGAAAAACTGTTACACCAATTTGTAGAATACATGGCAAACCGAAGAATGAGAGCAATCGGTCTAACTCCAGTTTACGACCAAAAAACAAATCCACTTCCGTGGGTAGACCATTGGTTAAATAGCAGGTCTTCACAAAATGCTCCACAGGAAACAGAAATCGAAAGTTATGTTATTGGTGGCATTAAGCAAGATGTTGAAAAAGACCAATTCAAGAAATTTAAATTATAGTAAATATGGTAAAATTGAAAAAAAACTGTTCCAACTGTAAGTCTAAATATACAGTAGTGTACAATGACGAAGAGGTTGAGTTAGAACCTCTTTCGTGTCCTTTTTGTGGTTATGAAATAGATGATGAAATAGATGAGACAGATGAAGAAATTGAAAACGAAGAAGATAATTGGAATTGATTATAGTTTAACATGTCCGGCCGTTTGTGTAACAAATGGTAGTTTTGACTTTGAAGATTGTAAATTCTATTATACGACAACTAAAAAAAAGTATGAAGGCCAAATGGCCAAAAACATTATAGGGTATCCTACAAAACCTTATAATGATGATATCGAAAGATTTAAAAATCTATCAGATATGGTACTTGAAACTATAGGTTATGTTGTTAATCCAGAAATTTATATAGAAGGATATTCCTTTGGAAGTAGAGGCCGTGCTTTGTTTCAGATTGCAGAAAATGGTGGTATATTAAAGTATAGATTATCAAAATACAAATACACAATAATTCCACCTGCCAATGTAAAGAAGTTTGCAACAGGTAAAGGTAATGCTGATAAAGAAAAAATGTACGACCAATTCTATGTTGACACAGGAGTTAATCTAATGGAAATGTTTGAACAAAATACTTTAGCAAGTCCTGTATCAGATATAGTTGACGCTTATTACATTGCGAAGTATGGTACAACTCTATGAAAATATTAAGAGCTCAAAAGAAAGTAGATGGTTTAACTATAACTTTTCCAGATGTAACATTATTTGATGTAGAAAAAACAATGATATTAGCTGGTGAACATTGGTTAAGAAAGAGAATTGCTAAACATAATTATTTTGAAAGTTTTGAAAAATTTGGTATGATTTACCCTATTACATGTACTGACCATGACCATCATTGGAAAATGCAAGAAATGTGGCCAAAAGATGAACATGATTGTTATATAGAGGGTATAGCTTGTCATACAGGACAGAAAAGGTTACTATGGGCAAAAGACAAAGGTTATACACACATTGAAGGATATTATGTGATATCACTTGAAGAGAAAAATCAAATACTTTTAAAAACTAAAATTCCACATAGACAGGTAGAAACACATGCTATTAGTATTTGATGTAAAAAGAGCCTCTTCTGGTTTTGTAAACAATTTTGCCAGTAGATTTCCTAATACCGTATATAACGCCAAAGAAGAAAGTGGTGGTGAAAAGTTTTATAATTATACTTTTCCAACATGGAATGGTAAAATAAATGAAGGTGATGAGGCAGTATTTCAAGGTTTAATAAGAAACACTAGAGAAGTTTATGAAGCCTGTAAAGAACAAGAAAGAAATTTTTATTACCTAGACCAACCTTATTTCTTCTTTTCAAACTATACTCAACATGCACCAACAGGTGATAGATGGTACAGAATTATTAAGAACGATACACAAAAAACCTTTATTGATAAATCTCCTAGACACCAACGAAGATACGAAAGATTATTAACAAGATTAAAAGACCACCCACAAGCATTAAATGAAATTACAACAAAACCATGGCGTGATGATGGTAAAGAGATATTAGTAATACCACCAAGTTATCATACTGCTAAATGGTATGGTATTGATAGAGCTGATTGGGAAAGGTATTATGTTAATGAGATTAAAAAATATACAAAAAGACCTATTAATGTAAGACACAAATTTAAAGGCAATGCTCAAGATGTAACAGTAGCTGCCAAAAATAAAAAAGATTTATATGAAGATTTAAATAACGCATTTGCTATAGTTTCTTTCCATAGCATGTGTGCTTCACAGGCAGTTGTTCATGGCATACCTAGTTTCTGTAGTGAACATAGTCCAGCATGGCCTGTAAGTTTAGGTTTAAATCAATTAGACCAAATTGAAGACCCTTTATATTCTGGTGAAAGACAACAATGGTTATATTCATTGTTAGGTAGTCAGTTTACAGAAGGAGAAATGAAATCAGGTAACGCATATAGATATGTAAACGGAGAAAATGTATGATAAGAAAAATAATAGATTTCTTTAGAACAAAGTATAAAAACTGGAAAGCTAAAAGAGATTTAAAGAAACAAGACCCTTTTATTTACAAATGAGAACATTAGGCATAAACTGTCTAAACCATGACGCAGCTATGGCCGTTGTGGAAGACAATCAGATTCTTTGGGCTGCTCATGCAGAAAGATATTCAAAGATAAAGAATGACCAATTTTTAAATTGGGATATTGTCAAAGAGGCTATGCAGTATGGTCCTTTTGATTGTGTTGTTTACTATGAAAAACCATGGTTGAAGAAAGCGAGACAATTGAGAGCAGGCCAATATGGTTACGCTTTTGATTTAGAAGAGTTGCCTAATAGATACTTAAAACAATTTGGTATTAATATAGATGAATATGTAAGTCATCATGCCTCACACATGGCAGGTGGTTATTATACAGCACCAAAAACATTCAGACATTCAGAAGTATTAACTATAGACGCCATTGGAGAATTTGAAACTACTACTCATTGGGATTGCCACCCACACACTTTAGGTAGACCTGATGGTATTAGAAAAGTAAAATCTTTTAGTTATCCATATTCACTTGGTTTATTATATTCAGCAATTACACAAAGAATAGGTTTAAAACCAAATGAAGAAGAATATATTACTATGGGCATGGCTGCTTATGGTAAAGACATATGTAATTTAGAACCTTTGTTAAAAAGAAATTTACACCGTGGTTGTGGCAACATATATCCTGACGCAAGACCAGAAGACTTAGCCGCTTCAGTACAAGCATTGTACGAAAGAGAATTATTAAAGTTGGTTGAGTCTACAACTTGGAACAATCTTATATTATCTGGTGGTTGTGCCTTAAATTGTGTTGCAAATAGTTTAATTAAAGGTAAGAACATTTGGATTATGCCAAATCCAGGAGATAGTGGTTCAGCATTAGGTTGTATACCTGCCTTACATAAAAAACATTTAGATTGGAAAGGTCCTTTTCTAGGTTATAATATTGAAGGAGAATATCCAGTAGATGATTTAATTAAGGAACTTAAAACAAATAAAATGGTAGGTGTTGCCAATGGTCGTGCTGAATACGGACCAAGAGCATTAGGTAACAGAAGTTTATTGGCAGACCCTAGAGGTCCAGAAGTAAAAGACATGGTAAACAAAATTAAAAAGAGACAGGCATTTAGACCATTTGCACCTGCTATATTATTAGAAGATGTACATGAATATTTTGATATGCCAAATGATGATAGTCCTTACATGCAGTTTGTTGGTACATGTAAATACCCTAAAGAATTTCCTGCTATTATACATGTAGATGGTACTAGTAGAGTACAGACAGTTACAAAAGAAGACAACGAAGGTTTTTATAATCTATTAGTAGAATGGAAGAGACAGACCGGTTGTCCTATACTTTTAAACACTTCACTAAATATTAAAGGTAAACCGATTGTGAATGATAAACATGATGGTGAGTTATTTGAGGAAAAGTATGGCGTCAAAGTTATATAATTTAGGTTGTAGTTTTGCATATGGTAATTGTGTACCAACAAGAAACAAATTAGGCAACGAACATAGAGGACCTGGTACCTATGTTGCTGAACATCTAGGTTACGAAGAGATTAACCTTGCTTGTAATGGCAATAGTATTGACGGTATTTTAAGAAGACTTTATACAGATAAATTTGAAACTGGAAGTATTATATTAATAGGTGTACCACCTGCTAGTAGATTTCAAATAGTAAACAATCATCAAGAAATAGTTTATAACAAAGTCAGAGCTGGTAAATCCAGTTGGGGTGCTGATGACGAGGCACAGCATTGTATTAAACACGCTTTCACAAAAGGACCACATAGAGACAATGATTGGTTTTTATCATACAAGTGGCCTGAAATTAACGATAGAAAGTTAGAAAAGAAGATGGACATTAATGAGACAGCTTCTTATCTTTTATATTTTAATCTTGCAAAAATACAAACAAGAATAAGATATCAATTAGGTTTAGAATATTATATCTACAATTCAGTAGGTTTTAATCATAAACCACATAATGAAGAGACAATATACCTAAAGAATATGGTTGACTTGTCTAATTACTATCAACCCGAAACGGACATGTTCTCACTAGTAAAAACAGATACAAAGTATGAACTTGCTGAAGGAGACCAACATCCAAATCATCTAGCCTACAAAGTATGGTCAGATGGTTTTTGTAAATGGTTAGAAGGAAAAAAGAAATGAATTTTTTAACATCAATACAAAATTGTAAAAAACACCATAGTCCTTGGTGGTATATTACAATGGAAGACGCATTGACAGATGAACAAATTGTTGAAATCAAAAATGCCAATATCGAAATAGAAGGCAAGTTGAATGATGGTACAAGGTCTGGTTATAAAGAAGGCGTTGAAAAACAAAATCATAAGTTTAGAGAATATGTAACTAAAGAAAATAGTCATAGATATCCTGAACTAACAAAATTAATTAAAGAATTACAAAGTCAAGAGGTAAGAGAACTTATATTTAATAAAGTATTTGCACCTTATGAAGATATGGCACAACCAAAAAACTTTGAAGGTTGTTATGTAAGACTAGAGGTGTTAAATGACCCTAAAGGTTTCTGGTTGAAACCACATTTAGATATTGAAGAGAAACTTATATCTAGTTTAATTTATGTCAACGATACAGATGAGGATTTAAATTTAGGTACAGACCTATATAATGAAGAACTAGAATTAATGTCAACTGTTCCGTTTAAACACAATTTCGGTTACATCTTTTCTGAACATGCAGGTAAAGGCAAATGGCATGGTATGGAAAAAGGAAAAATTGTTAAAAAGGAACGAAGAGGCATACAATTAAACTATGTAACATTTAGAACGGATTGGCCAGTATGAAAACAAACGAATATATTATACAAGAAAAAATAAAGATTGAAGATAAATGGATGAAACCACAATCTTTCAAAGCATATCAAAACTATTGGATTCCAGAAAATATAGTAAAAGAATCTACCAAAGTCTATTCTTTTGGTGTACACCGTGATGTAAGATTTGAACAAAGATTATGTTTAGATAATAATAGTCTTGAAATCAAATGTTATGACCCTACACCAGATACAATTACATTTTTCGAAACAGATTTTATGTTTAAAAAGAACATGACATATTATCCATTAGCATATGCTGAAAATAATGGTTATATGAACTTTTATTATGACCATAATGCGCCTGAAAAATGTTATTCACTATTGCCTTTGTGGGAACAATCAGATAGTATCAAAGTCAATACAACTAATTTAAAAAGTATCTATGATGAACATGGACCTTGCGATATCATAAAAGCAGATATTGAGGGTGTGTGGAAACCAATGTGTAGAGAGATTATAGACCACAAATTAGAATTCAAAGTATTTGCAGTAGAATTTGAACTTGCATTAGAAGACCACGAACAGGCATTAAAAGATATGAATGATATATTAGAAGAATTTACAGACCTAGGTCATAATGTTTATTTAAACAGAAGAAGAAATAAAGCAATTAGTGAAGCAATAATTATATGAAACAAATATTAAGTTGGTGGTTTCCAGATGGCGAAACTCATATGAAAGAGCACCTTGTAGAAGATACTCAATCAAACCGTGGTGGAGAATATCAAACTTTGCAAAGAGACTATGCTTTATGTTATATGAAAAAATATTATAACAGAGCAAAAGTGGCATTAGATATTGGTGGTCATGTTGGTTTATGGGGTGCTGATATGTGTCAACACTTTGAACAAGTTATTGCTTTTGAACCAGTAAAAGAATTTAGAAAATGTTATCATAAAAATATGGCAGACCGTGGTATTCAAAACTATACTATAAATGAATTTGCATTAGGTAATCCTAACGAAAAAGTTGGCAAGATTTACATGGATGTACACGAAGAAAATAGTGGTTCAACAAAAGTTGTAGAGGCAGGTACAGATGATATGGCTGTAGATGTTAAGAAACTTGATACACTAGGTTTAAAAGATGTACATTTTATTAAAATGGATGCCGAGGGGTACGAAATTGAAATACTAAAAGGTGCCAAAGATACCATTTTAAGTAATAGACCTGTAATGATGATAGAAGTAAAGGCAAACCAACTACAGAAATTTGGTTATGTACAAAAAGATTTAAGGTTGAAGATGAAAGAATATAACTACAGAATGGAAAATGTAATTAATAATGATTATCTATTCATACCTAACGACCTATTTCATAGATATTCTACAGATGAAAAAGGTATTGGTTTAGATAAGGCCGTTAGAAGAAACGAAAAGTGGCACAACCCGAAAGAATAATATGAAAATTTTAGTAGTAACAACTTGGAACAACAAACTCTATACTGATTATGCTCATAGATTTGAAAAGACATATAACTGGCCTTTTGATTTAAAAGTATATAATGAAGATGAAGATTTGTTTAAACAAATACCTGATTGTAAAAAATTTGTAGAAAGAAACAAACATAGACCTATACCAGATTTCAGAAATGATTATTGGAAAGATGGTGTTCGTTTTTGTTATAAAGTATATGCCTATACACATGCCATAATGACTTCAAGAGATTATGATGGTATCATTTGTATAGACGCAGATAGTGTTTTCTACAAACCAATTGATGTTGATTGGATTAAACAACATATCCATAGAGACGATTGTATGATGACTTACCTTGGCAGACCAAATTATAGTGAATGTGGTTTCTTATACTTTAATATGAAACACCAGATGGTAAAACAATATGCTATTGATATGCAAAACATGTACAACGAAGACTTAATATATAAAGAAGAACAACAACATGATAGTTGGATATGGGATAAAGTTAGAGAAAGAATGGAAGAAAAATACGAAGTTAGAAACCATAATATTGGCGATAATAAAGTAGGCCATGTACAGGCAAGGTCAATATTAGGTGGGGTTTATGACCACACCAAAGGATTAAGAAAACAAAAAGGCAAATCACACGAAAGTAAATTATGACAGATACAGAAGAAAAGCAAAGAGGACTAGACGCTAGTATGGAAAATGAAGCTTCACCACCAAGTCCGATGGTGCAAATATCATTGAAAGAGTATGATAAACTAAAAGAACATAGCAAGTTTATATCAGACAAAGGATTGATTGATATTATAGACAATATAGAAAGACTTGTAAGAGCATTAAGAAAACACATAGTAAGAACAGACATAGAGTAGGAGTTGAAATGATTAATGTCTTTGTAGGATATGATGAAGGCGAAAAGGTTGCGTTTCATGTATTGGCAGAAAGTATAAGAAAACATGCCAGCGAACCAGTCTCAATAACCCCATTAAGTATAAATACGATTAAGAAACATTTTTGGAGAGAGAAAGTGCCTAATCAATCTACTGAATTTGCGTTTAGTAGGTTTCTTGTACCATATTTAAGTGAGTATAAGGGTTGGTCCATATTCATGGATTGCGATATGTTGTTTAGAGACGATATTGCTAAACTATGGGCATTAAGAGATTTCAAATATTCTGTTATGTGTTGCCAACATGATTATGAGCCTAAACAAGGCGTCAAATTCCGAGGCGCAAAAAACGAGAAGTTTCCGAAGAAAAATTGGTCAAGTATGATGTTGATGAACAATGGTTTATGCACAGCCTTGACACCAGAGTATGTAAACTCAGCCTCTGGTCTTGAACTACACCAATTTAAATGGTTGCCAAATGAACACGCATGTGGTAATATACCATTAGAATGGAATTGGCTAGTTGGAGAATATGAGTACAACAATAACGCTAAGAATGTACACTATACATTAGGAGGACCGTACTTTAATGATTATAAAGATTGCGATTATTCAAAAGAATGGATGGAAACATGGAGGCAAACAACAAAGATAGGACTATAAGAAATGGCGATTACGAAGAATCCATTTTTAAGAGCATTAGTGCGATTAAGAATGTGGTATGCAGATATTCGAGGCCATCATGGTAAGAAATGGGATTATGAACCTGGCGATTACTACATGGGCAGAAATAAACGAAAAAAATAGTGAATGATAATAACACATAATATACCGTGGGATAAGTGTCTCTCACACCAAATTTGGCCAGCAATTGGTAAAGGCTGGAAAGACGAAGACAAACCGATACACTTCTTTTGGGGTTTAGCGGGTAAAAACATAGGCGATATTAAAAGGTGTATAGAAGCTGACGAAGAATGGTGGTATGTTGATGTAGGTTATCTTACTGAACAAATTACCAGATATCCAGAACCAATCATTAACAATTTTGATAAAACATATTTTAGAATAGTAAAAGGTGGACTCCATACAATACGAGGTCATGTAGGTAATGGTTCCCGATTAAGTGAACTTGCGAACAAAGGAATTGATACAAAATTTAAAGGTTGGAATACTACAGATAACAAAGACGATAAACATATATTAGTATGTCCTTCCTCTCCCACCGTTACATATCATATCAATGGTATGACTCAACAAGAATGGATAAACGAGATTACAGAAGAATTAAAGAAACACACCAAGAGAAAGATTGTTGTAAGAAATAAACCAAGACCAGGCAATCAATGGTGGAATACAGATATTAAAGACGAGTTGAAAAATGCTCATTGTCTAGTTACGAATATGAGTTTGGCAGCTGTTGACGCAGTTATGAATTATGTACCAGCGATAGCTCATGGAAAGAATATTGCAAGTCCTATTACAAGTAGAGATTTGAAATATGTAGAACGACCATTTAAACCAGGTAAGAAAACAATGGAAGAATGGTTAAAATTTGTTGTAGATAATCAATTTACATTAAACGAAATTGAAAATGGTACAGCATATAACTTATTAAAGGAACAACAAAATGGACTTAAACAATTATAAAGACTTTGTAAAAGAAGTAACTAGTGATGAAAGTAATAACAAAGACGCTCTTATGAAGCGTATGAATGAATTAGATAATGTTAATATATCTTTACTACTAACAGGTGGTATTGGTTTAAGCTCAGAAGGAGGAGAATTTAATGAAATTGTTAAAAAAGTTTTATTCCAAGGTAAACCATGGAATGATGAGGTTAAGTTTCATCTTAAACGAGAACTTGGCGATATTATGTGGTATTGGATTAGTGCTTGTAGGGCTCTTAATCTTGACCCCAACGAAGTAATTAATGAGAATGTTAGAAAACTAAAGAGTAGATATCCAGACGGTCAGTTTGATTTATTCTTTTCAGAAAACAGAAAAGAGGGAGACCTTTAGTGCTAGGCCAAGGCGATAAACTAAATGTAATTTGTTTGTATTGGGGAGATAAATTCTCTACAGACTATGTACAGAAACTATATTATATGGTACAAAGAAACTTGACCATACCATATAGATTTATTGTACTAACAGACCATGTTAAATTACCAAAATTAGTTAATTGTCCTGGTGCCACATTTGAAAGTTTACCAGAAAATAATTTAGAAGGTTGGTGGAATAAACTGTTAATGTTCCACCCATATTTCAAAGGAATGATAGGCACATATTTGTATTTTGATTTAGATGTTGTTATATTAGATAATATTGACAAGTTTGTACAAGATGGTGATAAACATGATTTTCGTATTTGTAGAGATTTTGGTCAACCAACTAATATGTACAATTCAAGTATTATGAGGTGGCATACAAAACACAATCCTACCATATGGGAAGGATATCAGGCAGATAAGTCTAGATTCGATAGATTACAAGGTGACCAGAATGTGATTACCGAGATAATGAAAGATAGACCTGAACTAAACCCATTTCCAGATGAATGGTCTTTCTCATATAAGTGGAGAAATAGAACCAATCCAGTATTTAAACGAGACGATTGGACCTTTGAAAGAGTGAAGGACGCTAGTGTGGCTGTGTTCCATGGCAATCCTAAACCACACGAATCAGACCAGCAATGGGTAATTGACAACTGGCAATAGACGGAAACCCACGATTCGTCAACAAATGTCGTTCCGGCGCTATTCCAGGCGTAAAAAGAACAAAAGTAGAACAAAATAATTTATAAATGGTTGATATATAACGCTTTTTTCTTTAAAAAAAGTGAAAATAATGCTTGCTTTTGGTGTGGAAACATGTATAATGGACACATAATAAGAAAGGAAATACTATGTCAAAAACTAAAAACTACTATTGGGACCTGGCTGAGAAAGAGTCAGACCAAATTATCGAAAACTTTGTAAGCGGTTCTATCACTAGAGAGGTCGCTACAGATAAACTATCTAATGTCGAAGGCATTGAACTTGTTGGTATTGATGAGTACAATGTTGATGAAGTATTAGATATGGCGAAAGAAGGTACTCTTTAATGCCAGTTGATTTTGGAATTATGTTCGGTGTTATAGGCTGTTTATTAACTATTATTGGTTTCTTAATTGCCTATACCATAGCAGGTAATGTAATAAAAAAAGAACAAGAAAAAAAGAAACCTTTAACAAGTGTAGAACAATCACTACAGGATTTAAACAATGTCAAAAGATAGTACAATACATTTAGTCTACCAAAGACAATATTATGATGATGAAGACCATGATTATTTCTTCATTAATTATACTATATTCAGAAATGTACCACTATCTCAATTGACAAGATTGAACGATAAGAATTTTAAACAAAAAGTAAAAGAATTTTGCGATAAGAATTATAAAGAAACTGCCAGTAATTATGAAAACTATTCCGAAGTTAATATGATTTCAGGTGATGAGTATTACAAAACATATGGTGACGAGTTTGGTTATAATGGCCATATGGGCGAAAAAGACTTTTATACAGACTATGGTCAGAAGTATAATACGAGAGAATTTTTTAAACACGATTTCAACAAACAAATAACTAAATTTATGGGAGGAATAATATGATAATAAATGTTGGAGATACAATCAAAGCAAACCACGGTAGAAGTGGTGAGA